TAGAGTCAAACATACCACCTAACGTATTCGCTTGACTCACACCGCTGACGTTATAAAGTGCATCAATGAGTGATTCAGGTTTACGATCTTCTAGTAGTTTGGTCGAAAGAATATTTACCGTGTTTGGTGTGTCGAATACTGGCACTTCAGCTTTTGATACGACAGATGTCCCTGTCGTTTGATAACCATTTTGCTTAATACCCGTATCTTGAACGTTAATTTGCTCAAGCGTCTCGGTGTTTGCTTTTACTGGTTGTTCAGTTTCCGCAAATGCTGAAACTGAAAAACTGGTTAAAAGTGCGGTTGAAATGAGGCTTAATTTAAAATTCATAATCGCTATCCCGATAGATAATAAAAGAGCCGCAAGTATAGCGAAAACGTTTACGTCGATCAATGCAAATTATTTTCATTTGCTTATGCGGTTTATTCAGAAAATATTCATTTAAATTAAGTAGGGGATAAAAAGAAAAAATCCCAAGCTAAAAAGCTTGGGATTGCAATATGGTGCGACTAGCTTGCACCTTATTTGATAGGAATAACAAATAGATAGGTATATTTTGGCGTAATTTTGGCGGAGTCATTAAGAACGTTTAGCGTGTCTTTTTGTCCATTTTACTATTTCACCAGCAACATATCTAGGTCGCTCATTCTCATCCGAAAAGTATCTAGATTGCGGAAAATCGCCTTTCGTAACGATGAATTTCACCGTGTAAGTGTACGACTTGTTAAGATACAGAGCAACATCTTCAATAGTCATTAGGTTCTGACTATTTTCTGTATAAGATGCAAAGGCCGCCATTTTCGCAGCGTTCACAATCTCTTTTTCTGCTTTATCTGATAGTTGTATTTTATCCATAAAAGCTCCAATAAAAAAACCGTCCATTTGGACGGTTGTAGTTAATTGATATTTTGTGTACAGACTGTTTGGCAAATGTGGCCATCATAGTCTTTATTTAAATCTAGGTTATAAGCGGTCCATAACAACGCCACCGCAAAGAAAATCTTGAACATAACTTGTCCTTTTCGTGAATTTGAGGTGTAAAAATCCGCCACACGGTAAAGTGCGGTCGGATTTTGCGGTGTTTTAGATGGTGGTTTCGACTTTACCGAAGATTTTTTCGTTAAAGCTGCGGATATGCTTCAGTACGCGCCAGTTTGTTTCTGGATCTGCTTCAATGTCGACGGTGATACGTTTCACTACTTCGTTGAAGCGGCGTAGTGTGTTGCGATATTCAACAGCATTATCTCTTGCTTCGACGGCGAATTTTGAACCGATGGCAGCAAGCGGGCTGTAAAGCTCGTGCAGTAGGTTGTTGTTGCGTCGGAATGCGAAGCACGCCCAAGCTACGGTTTGCAGTTCATACTCGGTAAATTCAAACGTGAATTTCTTTTCAGGTTCTGGCAGTGCAAGTTGTTTCGGTTGAAGTTGATATTTTCCTGTTTTTCTAATTGCCGGTAACACTTCAGAAGTGACCCATCGTTTTACTTTTTTAGCTTGCTCTAATTTAGAACTCAAGACTAATGAATACATTCCGCTTTCATTCACGAAGATAACTTGAGCACGTTTATTGATAGTATTCACGATCTCACGTTTCGTTAGGTCGTCAGGATCTACGTGATCTTTAATCGCTTTATGTGGATTTTTATATTGCAATGTTTTCTACAATGGTTTGAACAGGAGTGTTTTCAAATTTGAAGATAGTAAGATTTGACATTTTTGTACCTTTCGTTTTAGTTTAGTTAGTCGTTCGCTTAGTGGGCGGACGGGCTTCAACTACCAACGAAAGATGGCGGAGCTTATTCCCTTTCGGTGTTTTATTTAGCTCTCTCGACCCGACCGTAAACGATCGATACCTAAATTTCAGGTACAAAAAAACCGCTTTTGGACGGGCGGATAACCGTCTTTCGTTTGTAGTGCGGTTATCTTAATCCGAAGTATAAGCGGTGTCAATGTAAATCAATTCTATAAATCTTCTTCCTTAACGAAAATAGTTGTAGAGGCGAAAGCTATTCATCTACTGGCGGTGGTGGCAGTGGTTGCCAATGGGTGATTTTAGAAATAGAATCAAATCCCTCATCACTGTAAAAACTCACCACTTTAATATTTCCAATTTCATTAATAGCTAATACTGGTTCGCTATAACCATCATCATCTAGATCGGGCAATTTATCACTACATTTAATCCATCTGCCCATATCACACCACCCAGCAAAACGCTTTCCACGCTACACCAAAGAATAATCCTATCCAAGCTCCAGCAACAGCAAGAACAAAAGAGCCTGTTAGTATATATAACAACCATTCTTTAAATGCTTTCATACTTACTCCATCATACTTTTCATAAAATCAATCCATTTTTGAGCATCTTCTTTTGTGCGAAAACATTGACCATTTTTAGAATTTCCTGTGTCAAAAGTACTGCTTTCAAAATATTTGTTAATCCCGAAAATTTTAAACCCACAGATGTAAAAATAAGTATCACCTTGTGCTGGAGTAAACGGCTTAGGCAAATCTTCAATGCTAATCTTTGGCTCTTCCCACATTCCGATTATGTCATGTGGGTGATAGCTTTCATGATTGCATAACCCGTTGTCAGTCCAAAAATAAGAGCTATCCTTGATAAATCCATCTTCATCAAAAATTAATCCCTTCAAAGGAAACATTGAATTACTCCCATCCGAAAAAACGTATTCTTTAGGGATTTTGTAATACACAACACCATTGCAGCCATTTCTAAGCATTACAGGCTCGCCATTTAAAGCTGCATCTAAGTTAAATTCTTTCATTTCCCCCCCCTATTAAAATATATCTCTAAGAGCCTGCAATGCACTTTCCGCATTATTGTATTTTTCGATGGCATCATCTTTAGAATTTGTCATCATTTCTATTCTTTGGCCTGGGATATTTAGATGCACTTCGTAATCATCATTAAATTGCCATAACTCGAGTGTGATACTTTCAAATTTGCTAATTTGTAAACATTTGTTCATGATTTGAGCCCTCTAAAACAAAAGGCGCTCACTTGGAACGCCTATTGGATTTGTTAAATATTTATTTACTGCTTTGTATATATCCACTATTAATTCAAGTGGAATGTTCGATCTTTCATTGTATGATTTTGAAAAATCCTCCCATTGTTGCTGAGGCTTTGATTTATGATTGTTTCGTAATCCAAGATTAATATTGCTCTTAAATCTTGTTGGTTTACGCAAAGGGTAGTTATACAAGTTATAGTGCGCCAAATTATCAAAAGGAATCTGAAAATTGAGAATATCATTTACATAATGCCAAATCTTGCTGCTTGCCGGATTTTCTATTACATAAACTTTAGGTTCATATCGTTTGATAATTTCTATCGTGTTGTAGATACAAAGTTCACCATTAATGCGGTTTAGGAAAGAGCGGTCATATTTAAATTGGACGTGCGGTAAATCATAATCCGCACGACTTCTAACCGTAAATTTTGATAATTCACGATTTACTGCACCAGTCTCCTGTTTCCAGCTTGCATTACCTCCCCACATCGCACTTGCAACCGACCAACTCTCGCAAGGCGGACTAGCTATAATCAAATCAGGTTTAGGCAGTTTATCAAGCTCATCGAATAGCTTGTTATCGCCAAACATACGACTGTAATCAGCTAAATTAAGATTAATGAAATGGTTATTTTTACTCTCAATATCTATGCCAATAGGGTAGATTTCGATTGATTGATTAACTGACTGATTAAATAGCTCTGCACCTTGCGTATAGCAACCATTGCCACTATCGAATAAAGCCCAAACAATCATATCAATCACCCTCTTTATGGTTTGCCTTTGCCATATTAACCACTGGCAAAATATCAACTAATGGTCGCTGCGTGTTTGTTTCTTGCGGTGTATCGAAATAATGCTTCGCCCATAAAATAAATTTTTCAAGGCGACGACTATTTCTCTCGATTGAAAATTCTGAAATTCTGATAATTTCATTTCTCAACTCGCTATCAAATGACGACCAGTAATTAATCGCATCTCGGATAGCTAATTTCACCGATTCTTGATTTTCACTATTGATTCTCGAAAAGAAATAGCAGGTAAAAATATCTTTAAATCTAGAGTAGGGAATACCTACTTTAATTTCATTCATTTTTGCCCCTTGTTTTTATTTGTATAGTTTACTAATTCACGGATTTTCTCACGCACAAGCTCCAAAGCCTTTTCTAGGCTCCGTTCCTTTTCGTGTAATTCCGCCAATTCGTGTTCTGTTTCTTTGTTCATAATTCACCTAAAAGAAAACCGCCTTATTTGGCGGTCTCAATCATTTTTAAAATACGTTCTGGAGTTTCCTTTACTACAACATTATGCTCGTCCGAAAACTTAACAATAGAGCAGTCATTGTGTGCTGTTGTTACAGTTCTAATTAAATCTACATTTACAATTAAATCACCGTCACCAGCTCTAAAATTTGTCAATTTAATAAATTTACTCATAACTAACCCCTAGAATGGAATCCCGTCTGAAAAATCATCTTGTTCAGCCATTGCACTTAACGGCTCTGGTTTAGCTTTACTTGCTTTCGCTTGTTTTGGCTCATCTTGGCGACCGCCTAACATCTGTAAGTTATCGCCTTGAATTTCTGTTGTGTAACGGTCTTGTCCGTTGTTATCTTGCCATTTACGGGTTTTTAATCGCCCCTCAATGTAAACTTGTGAGCCTTTATGTAGATATTGGCCTGCGATTTCGGCTAATCTGCGATAAAGCACGATACGATGCCATTCTGTTTGCTCTTTACGCTCGCCAGTGTTTTTATCTGTCCAGCTTTCACTTGTTGCCACTGTAATGTTTGCGACTTGCTCACCGTTTGGCATTGTTCGGATTTCAGGGTCATTCCCCAAAAAACCCACGATGATTACTTTATTAATTCCAGCCATTTTGTTGTTTCCTTATGCTTTTAAATTGTTGATACAGATGTCGTAGAATGAATTGTATTCGTCAATCAAATCGTGGTGATTTGCTTCAATCCACGGCATTTGTTTTGCGTAGCGTTCTTCAAGCTCTTTCTTATTACCGCACTCTTTCAATCCGCCTTTCAACTTATCCAAGATTGATTTATCTTGAGTAGAATTCGCATTCTGCTGGGTTGATTTTTGAGAGGGTTCTTGTGATTTTGTCTTTGGGGCTTCATCATCTACCGGCAAATCTTCGCCTGCGTAGATGTAATGCCCAAGCCCACACATCGCAATAGCTTTCGCAAGGCATCGCATAGTCGCCTTGTTAATATCCATAGCATCAGGATTTATAATTGCCTTGTTTAAATGGTTCATTACAGGCAACCACATAAAGCGACTAAATTGCTCATCGCCATCTTTAATGGTTAGTGTTACTGATACCATCACAGAGCCATCAGGCAGGATTTTATCTTGATGTATTTCGTAAATGCTTTCAGGGAAATACTCCATAAGTACGCCCCACGCCCACGCCCAAGAAAGGTAGGTTAGAGCAAATTTCCCAGAGCCTTTCGTTTCCGTTTTATCGTTTACGTTGATTTTACTTAGCAAATCCCACGCTCTACGCTGTAGAGATTGTTTTTTTTCTGCCATTTCTACACCTCAAAATTCATTCGTTTATAAATCGCTCTAACTCGTTCAACATCTTTAGCACAATATTCAGCGACTTCATCAATGAGACCATCTTGTACCGCTTGCCACACCTTAGAACCGTCAATATCGCCTTTCTGCTCGATATTAAGCACTTGGCATAGCTTATTAAGGCTAGGTTTAGATTCTCGATTATATCCGCACCATTCCCACATCGTGTCGTAAGTGTTTCGTTTATCCATCTTGTAGTATGGTTTCACGCCATTGATGATGCAGCGTTGCCACAAAAACAACCCATCAAAACTCGTTACGTTATGCCCGATAAATACTGGAACGGTTTTACATCGGTTAGCTTGTTCTTTTAGCCAGTTGTTAAACCGTGTCAAAATATCTTTCTCACGGTCTTTTACTTGCCAATCTTTACGGTAGAATGTAACTACTTCGTCATCGTTAATGGCCGCACTAATCACCACAACCTCACCAAACGCACCGTCTAGAGAAGTCTTATTAACTGCAAGCTCTTTGTTTTCTCCAAGCCATTTGCTAATCGTTTCTTCATTCTTGTAATTAGCTGGCGGCTTAAGGTTTTCACACACAAAATCTTGATGCTCTTTGCTTTGTGTTGGAATTGTTTCAATATCTAGATAGATTTTCATTTTATTCACCTAAAATGGTATTTCTTTGTAATAAAGCTCAATAATTTCCTTTGCTCTTTGTGGGTCGATAATTCCACTCATTAACCAATCTTGGAACTCATTAAGTTTCTGCTCTTGCTCTTTACTAGCGGAGCGGTCTTTATCTTTGCGGTTAATCATTAAGGATGTATCCATTTCTGTAATCCTTTTCTAACTGTTCCAATCTATCTTCTGCCATAGCGGTCAAGATTTTAATTCGCATTTCTTCATAGTCAGAGCCAAGTGCAATCGCTTTCAGAAATTCGTCATCATCAAACATCTTTTCACTAAACGCACAAATAGCATCGCTATCACCATTTGAAATATCTTCTTCAATACACTCAATTTCGCGCTCTACTGCCTCGTTATACGCATCTTCTGCACAACATCTGCGGTCGTATCTATTGAATTCTTGGCGTTCCCATTCCTCTATTATGCTCATTTATCAGCACCTCAATTTTTTCAAAATATTCTGTTAATTCGTCAAACGTAGAGATTAAAGCTCTGCGACCTTGCCACACTACATATTTAGGCGGTGCAAGCAATCCACTGTGAACCACGCTTTGTTTTGTATGTAGGTAAAACTTAAATTGGCGATGTAAATCAGCACTTGAGAAGTAAACCTGTCTTTCATCTTCCGGCTGGCTTAATCTTTGCTTGCTGTAATCCTTAAACAACTCAAAAGATTTAACCCAAGACTTCATCATTCGAGTTCTGCCAGCCTTTTTCATTTTGTCGCTAGTACCTTTAGGCTTTCTTTGTTTCTGCCCGTATAGCGGTAATCTGACTTCATTCATAGCGTTAAAACGCTCAATTTGTCGGTTAATCAACAAGATTGCATTTTTTTGTGAACGTTGCGGATATGTAGAGTGGTTAATCACTCCATTGATAATTAGACTTGCGATAAAAAAACCGTTTTCTGTTTCGGTAATCTTGATTTCTGATGTGTATCTAATTCTTGGCATCGTCTAATTCCTTTTGTTTTTGTTCTGTGTAAGCTAGAGCCTCTTGTTTAGTTGGCTCGGTTAGATTTGGCTGATATTGCCCGTTCTCGGCAATCCATTGAATTCTTGCTTGTTCACGCTCTAGCGCTGTTGGTTCGCTTGCTTGTGCTGCAAGTGCGGTTAGCATTGTCATAGCAACTAGGCAGATTGAAAGGATAGTTGCAATAACGTAAGCAGTTGTTTTAAGAAAATTGATTAACTTGTTCATAGTGTTTACCTCGTATGGTTAGGGAATATGCTTAATTTAGGGTGTAAAAATCCGCCACACGATTTTTCAAAAGTGCGGTCGGATTTTCCGTTATTTTTTAGAAGTCGATTTTTACGGCTTTTGGATTGAAGTCTCGCAAGTGTTGCAGTACACGCCAGTTTGTCATTTGGTCGATGTTAAAATCGCTTGTGATGCGGTTTAAGATTTGATTGGTTGAGCGTAGAACGCTTAAATACTCGTAAGCCTGTCCGTAGATTTGCCCGCTCATATTTGAGCCTAAAACGTTAAATGCCTTCTCAATATGCTGGAATGTACCTACGCCACGTTTGAAGGCGAACCACAACCAAGCAAGCTGTTGAAGTTCATACTCGGTAAATTCAAAGGTGAATTTCTTTTCTGGTTCGGGCAGTGCGATTTGTTTTGGTTGGCTTGCTCTACGTTCGCATTCGATAAAGTATTTGCGGATTTGTCTGCCTCGTTCGTTTCTTTCGACCATACCGAGTTCTTTGCCCATATCTAGGGTGATGTGATATTCCTTGCGTGGGCGTCCGTTGGTGCGTTCGGTGATGACGAGGTAGTCTTCATCTTGGATGAAACCATATTCGTTGATGCGGTTTTTGATCCAATCATTGTAACGGGTTTGTATTTCTAGAAATGTGTGAAGTTCACGAGCGTTGCAAAGTTGAACAGGTTGATTTTGGATTAAACCGTTAAAAACAGGAATTAAGTTTGAGTTTGTCATTTTGTGATTCTCTAATCAAAGTTTTAGAAATCATCACGAACAAACGCCAATTTGTTGGTGATGAACTGTTCAAGATTGGCGTACCGTTGATTAGAGTAAACGGCGATCTTTCGATCTCTCAAACAGTTCATCATTGGGCTTTTACTAAAATTTTAGCAAAAGGTAGATTTGCTGTTTTACGGCTATAAAAAAAGTCGCTTTTGAGCGACCGTCTTTTTCACCGCCCTAATCAATTCAGGAACGCCAATTCCCGACTTTCTGTTGAAAGTGGGGATATCTTAATCCGAAGTGTGGGCAGTGTCAATTTATTATTTATCCTTAAAAAAATCCCCTAGTGCCAAAGTGTGAAAGCAGCTATGGGCTAACCAATCTAAAAGGAGATTTTTTTATTATGACTAACGCTGTTTCCAGCTAAATCCGCTCTCGTTCAATCAGTTATTCAAGAAGATTGAGCTTTAATTCGCTATTTGAAAGCGGATTGAGATGGAGGCTCTTTCGGGATTTGAACCCGTGTTATTTTCCATAACGCTACCCGTGTTTTGTACCGTGCTGGTTTCCACAACCAGCGAAACAAAGAGCCATTTCAAAGCACACTTCTCTCTATCATTCGCAGAGGTTTCACTTGCCTCTGTGTCTCTGTACTTCAAATGTGCTTTAAGATGTGATATTGCGTTTAGCTTATCCCACCGACTGGTTTCGTTTGTCATTACCGCAATATCTCACACTCATTGGTGCAGGGCTTTTAATCTGCAACTGGCGATTTTCACAAATGGCATTTCACGAGTGTGTTTTTTTATCCAAATTGTCTAAAATTGTGATGATAGTCACTTACTTAACGAATATTTTTAGTTATTATTGCAATCAACCTTGCTATTTTTGAAAGCGGATTTTCTGGAATTTGTATTTCACATTTTAATTCGCCGTCATATACTGCTTGGGACATTGCCTTTATTTTTTCTTTGGCTTCTTCCGGGTTATTTGCGTAAACATCGCATGCCCATTTGGCGCCTTGGAAGTAATAATGGAATAAATACTTTTTCATTGAGGAACCCCTTATGAAATTTGAAACTTATGTGGACTCTCGCATTGAATGGCGATGGCGTCTAAAAGCGGATAACGGTAAAATCATTGCAGATAGCGGGGAAGGCTATAAAAACTACACTGATTGCTTACACGCTATTGATTTGGTTAAATCTACAAATCAATCAACTCAGGTTGAAATCCTCACCTAACCATAAAGCTCCGAAAGGGGCTTTTTTCATCACAATTTTTAAAGAGCGCTGAGATATTTGTTTATGTGTATCTCGTTTTGATATGGCTAATTCTACCTAAAGTAGATTTAATTGCAACTAAAAATTGCATAAAAGTAGAAGTATTTTCTATTTAAAGTAGTAAATTCTTGATTTTTAATTGAATTTATTTTTAACTATTTGCTGAATTTGTGACATGGATCACAAATTTTGAACGAAAAAGAATAGATTATTGATATGAAAGCGGAGGTTTCTGATGAGTTTTTTTATATTTTTGTCTATAATAATGTTAACTTTTAGCTAAAAATTAGAATCATAAATAAATGTCAATTAATCGAATGCTTGATAAAGACGTTCGCCAAGCGGTAAAAGATAAAATATTAAAGGCGCACATTAATGATCCATCTACATTAGTAATTGATGAATTAGGGCTAGATCATGGTCGAAATAGAGTAGATATTGCCGTAATTAATGGTGAATTACATGGATATGAACTAAAAAGCGATTCCGACAATCTTTTACGTTTACCACAGCAATCTATGGCTTATTCGTCTATTATGGATAAGGTCACTCTAGTTGTTGGGGAAAAGCACGCTCAGGAAGCAATTAATATCATTCCCGATTGGTGGGGGATTAAGATTGCTACGATGAATCATCGAGGAAGTGTGAATATTGTTACTTATCGTCGCAATAAAAAGAATAAGGATATTGACCCATTTGAGTTATCAAAGCTCATCTGGAAAGAAGAGGCGTTAGCTTTACTAGCGATAAAGATTAAGGTTGATTGGCGAATTCGTAAACTTACAAGAAAAGACATCTACAAATTAATCGTAGATACCTTTTCTTTAAATGAGATAAGAGATAATACTAGGGCTATATTGAAATCCCGCGTAAATTGGCGATCTGGCGAGTAACAAAGGTTATATGATGATTATGACCTACCTTAACCCAAACCCCCATATTACCTGGCCCACAAACCTGGGCACTGCAATCATATAAGTATTTATCCCCCCATGAATAGCTATCCCCCATAAAGTATGGAGAATTAACTATATACCCCGCCATTGCGTGATATTGCCCAAATCCAGATGAATGCGAGTGGACTTGGTAACCTACCGCAAAAAGATAACTATCTGAGATAGTATATCGTATTTTGGCATTTGGGTTAACATATCCGAGAGGTTCTGCTTCGTCTGGGTGCGTTATTGAATAGTCGCCAAAAATAATAGGATTCTTTTGTGGTGCTAAAGTATAGTAATCATAAAAACCAAGCCATTCAGTTCTTGGCTCCATGCCAAATGGCATATAGTTATCTCTTGGTAACTCACTTGGGATGGATGAGCCTGTAATAATTATATTTATATTTGGCGATATATAACTAGAAATATGGCTAATATATGTTGATATATTAAATGAATGGTTCTGTCTGCTTGTTTCTATGTCACTTCCAAAGTCCAATATAACATCTGTTACATTTGATAATGAGCCAATTAATTGTTTTAAATTATTTGGTGTGGAGTGTGAAAAATTTCTTATTTTTACTAGTATAGCTGATGATATTCTATTTTGGATTGTGTAATTTATAGCAATTTGATTGGGATTATCTAAGTGAATTACAGGAGTGAATGGGATATTATTATTAACAAGATCAGAAAAGATGGCCGTAACATGATCTAATTGATTTATATTGAAGTTAGTTACTTGACATATATCAATAAAAACTTCTCTGGAGGCCCATTTATTATTTAAATTATTGGATAATGATGTCGCTCTCTCTCGACACTTATCTTGAGTTAAAATAAATAACGGTTTTATATTGTTTTTTATTTTATCATCCAGTTCACTCAATGCTAAAAATTCATTTTGTTTGGTTTTTAAAACAGGAACGTAAATAAAGTTTTCCATAGTTTCTCCTTAGGTTGGTTGTTATTAAAGATCAACAATATCCAGTGTTAGTTTCTATAGTAAAACTGAATACCAAAAGACTTTTCCAATGACTGATATATCTTGCATGTCTGTTATCTCATCCGGGTGTTCTTCGCTGTTGTAACTGCGGATCTTAACTTGTTCGTTTGGCATATTGTAGAGTAGTTTTATGCGCAACAAGCCGCCGTGATTGATAGCGTATATCTTGCCGTCTCGGATTGTCTTATTGCCCAAATCAATTCCCACCGTTGTTCCATCCGGAATAACCGGCTCCATTGAATTTCCATCAGCAATCACACATACCGCATTTTCGTACTGTACGCCTTGTTTACGTAGTGTTGCTTTGGAAAAACGCAATTTGAAGTTGTTATAGTCCTCTATGTCATCAGCAAAGCCGTTTCCGGCAGCAAGCCTAATATCTTGATAAAACGGGACTGCGTATTCATCGCTATTTAGTGGAGTATTTCGATCCCATAAGTCGAATGAGCCAACGTCTTTCACATTAGAAGTTACTTGATTTTCTAAAAAATCGACTGTTCCGTATTTCAAATGAGCAGGACTAACTCCAAAGTACTTCGCCATAGCTTCAATTTTTTTATCTCTCGGAGTCGCAGTGCCCAAAGTGTAACGTCTAGCCATTTCATAGGTTACGCCAATAGCTTTTTGTAAATCCACAATATTTTTGCCTTGTTTAGCCATTAATTCATTAAGTCGGCTTGCTAAATCTGTCATAGACACTCCTTCATTCTACTAAAGGTAGAAGATACAAAATTAAAATAGTTGATTCAATTCTATTTTTAGTAGTAGAATATCTCTACTTTAAATAGAATAAAGAGGTTAAAATGCTACCAATCGAAAAAGCTTATGAAATCGTGGGCGGTATTTCGGCTATGGCTCGACATTTCAATCTTACCCCTTGGGCTGTTTCCAAGTGGCGTGAAAAAGTGCCTGCGGAACGTTGCGCAAAGATTGAAGAACTTACAGCCGGAAAAGTTAAAAAATCCGAATTACGCCCTGATTTGTGGGATTAATTTACCAACCTTTACCTAAAAGAAAACCATAAAAAACGGAAAGAAATTATGGCAATGAAACAAACCATTATAGAGATGATTGAACAGATACCTGGCGGAAAAAGTGCGGTTGCTGGGTTTCTTGGATTTTCGGAGGCGGAGCTGAACAACCGCTTATATCAGACGAAAGGACAACGTTTTAAAAACGAAGAATTGATCGCACTGCAACTTGAGTATGGATGCACTGATTTTATCGATGAGCTTTGCCGAAATGCTGGTGGACGATTTGTAAAAGATACCGATGCTGACAATCTAGATGCAGTAGAAATGGCAAATATCCAACTACATGAATTATCAGCTAGAGGCATGCTTTTCGGTGTGTTGGAGGATGCGTTAAAAGATGGCGAAATCACCCAAGGAGAAGAAGAGATTATTCGAAAATTATTAAACAAACATTTAGCTGCGACACAACACTCAATCGAGTGCGTGATCGCTCTAAATAAACGGAAATAAAAAAGCCCCTGCTGTAACAGAGGCTTTGATTAAGTCGTATGTAATAACCTTTATCAGTCGGAGGACATCAAAAGATGACTAAATTATCACCTAAATTTAATGAAAACGCAAATGAAAGTTCAAGCAAAACTCAAAAAGCGTTAATCCTTAAAGCCTTACAGCAAGGTGACCGCTTAACTCACCTAGATGCGGAAAAACGTTTTAATTGCTTACGTCTTGGCGCAAGAATTTATGACCTAAAACAACAGGGTCACAAAATCGAAAGACGAATGATTGTAGTGCCTAGCGGCAAATGCGTTGCTGAATACAGATTGGTGGCTTGATATGGAACGATTATTTTCACCAGAATTTGTAGCTAGCTTAGACGATAGAGAACGAATTCTAGCATACGAAGCAGTTAAAAGAGAGCTAAGAGAGCGAAACGCAAGCCAAGAAGAATACGACAGAGTAACAGATCAAGCGATTGAGGAATTGGAAATATGAGTATGAGATTAATGGTTCAAGCCATGAACTGCGAAGTTGGAAATCCAGCTAGAAAACTTGTGCTTTTAAAACTTGCCGACAACGCTAACGATGACGGAGTTTGTTTCCCTAGTTATCAATACATTGCCGACAAATGCGAAATGTCAAAACGTAGTGCGATTAGCCATATTGATGATTTAATCAAAATGGGATTTGTCAGTAAAAAAGCACGAAAAAATAAAGATGGTTCAAGTACAAATTTATACATTTTACACCTAACAAATGGTAGTGAAAATTCTGCACTAGGGGGTGAAAAATTTGCACTGGGTAGTGAAAATTCTGCACTAGGGGGTAGTGAAAATTCTGCACCCATAACCAGTCACTCTTTTAACCTATCAATTAACCGTGTATCTGACGATGAAATTTCTGCTAACGCAGAACACGCTGACGAAAAAACAAAAACATCTAAGCGTGAAAAAATATCAGTTGATTATCAAGGAGTGATGAATGCTTGGAATGAAGTGTTTAATGGCTCACCAATCCACTTGTTAAAAACATTAAGCCCTGAAAGAAAAAAAGCGATTCTCAAAGTGGCAAAGACAATGCTAGAAACCGAAGATGTTGAAAGTTGTTCTGTTGAAGTGTTTAAAGAGTACTTCAAAGATTTTCTAAACCAAGCAAACAGTCGAGCTAATAAGTTTTTCTTTGGTGGATTAGATGGAAACGGCTGGGTAGCTAAGTTTAATTACATTATGCGACCAGAAACATTCTTAAACACTTTCGAGGATTCATTATGATTAACACAACTGACAACACAACATACAACCTAGAATACGGACTAATCAGCTCAATGCTAGCGACTGGATTAACTGCTCAAGCTCGTGAAGTGATTAGCTGGTTAGAACCTGAAATGTTCGCAACCTACAATCTAGGTGCTTTATACGCAAACATTCGCAAACAAGCCCGTAAACACGATTTAATCGACTTCCTGTTGCTTTCTCAAGACTATGGCGAAAACCTCGCAACGTTAGCAGAGATGGCAAATAAAGCGACTTATGGCGGAAACCTTTTAGGTTATGCGAAAAAAATCCATTCTTCTTGGGTGAACCGTTCAGCTCAACAAACTATGCTTAAACTTGCTGGCGAAATGTCACAAGCTCGCAATGAAAGCCAAGTGAACGAATTAACTCAAAAGGCGTTAAATCAAATTCAAAAGCTCCTTGTAAGCAAAACAGAAATTAAACCTGTGGCAATTGGCGAATTAATGGATTCTTACATTGACGTATTAGAAAAACGTTCACAAAGCGATTTTAAAGAGCGTTTACTTTACACAGGCATTGAGGCAGTGGACAACATTCTAGGCGGAATCAATTCTACTGACATCGTAGTGGTTGCTGGACGACCGGGTACTGGTAAAACAGAATTCAGCCTAACACTCACACGAAACATCGCCAAAAACAACGGTTCAGTATTATTTTTTAGTCTTGAAATGGGAAATTTCCAATTAATTGACCGCTTACTAAGTGCGACCGGTGGTGTTGGCGTCAAAAAGCTCCGCAATCCACAAGAATTAGATGATTTAGATTACAACCGTTTAACCAACGCAATCACTGATATTCGTGAGCAGAAAGTCTATTTTGTTGACCGTGGTGGTTTATCAGCAGATGAAATCTGTGCGATTACAGAAAGACACTTGAGCGAAGTAGGCAGTCTATCCGCAATCGTGATTGATTATTTAGGTTTAATGGACCACAAGCAAGTAAATAACATCAACTTAACCCAAGCCATCGCAAACTCAATGAGCAAGCTTAAAACGTTTAGCAAGAATTTAAACATCCCGATTATTTTACTTTGTCAGCTTAATCGTGAAGTGGATAGTCGAGCAGTTAAACGTCCAGCCAACTCCGATTTAAGAGATTCAGGCTCAATCGAACAAGATGCTAGTCAAATCATTATGCTTTACCGTGAGGGTGCTTATAAAGCCAATACAGATAATCCGTATTCAGAAGCCATCATCACTAAAAACCGTTTTGGAGAATTAGGCACTGCATATATGAGATTTGAGAAAGGCCACTTTGTTGACTGCGACCAAGCAAAAGCCTATCAAGATTTAAACGAAAAACCGCAACAAGCACCGAAAAGCTATGCGAAAAGTTATGGGAAAGGAGCCAACTAATGACAGAGCAAAAATTTGATAAAGATACATGGCAAACACCTAAATACGTGTTTAATTGGTTAGATGCTAGATTTAACTTTTTCGTAGATGGGTGCGCTAATGAGAACAATGCATTAACACCAGATTACATTGGTGAGAAAGGCATTCACCATGATTTTTTAAGCGTTAGCGCTAAATTTTTAATGGATACAGTTTGTTGCACATCGGTTTATGTAAATCCGCCCTATTCAGATGTGACTCCATTTATCATTAAAGCGAAAAAGTTAAGAGATGCTGGCTGTCTTGTAGTCATGTTGCTCAATAACGATAAATCAACACAGTGGTATCAAAAACATATTCACAACGTGGCGAATGAGGTGATTGATATTACAGGTGGACGAATCGCATTTATTCATCCAGTAACAGGCAAGGAAATCAAAGGCAACTCAAAAGGACAAATGGTAGTGGTGTTTGATCCGACAATGGAAGATTTTGTAATGCGTTCAGTTAGCCTTGATTTTATTAAAAAAGTCGGTGGCTACAATGGAATGTAAAAGACAATTCTTTCTACGTTCAAACCAGGTGCGGTTGAATTGCATTGAATTTATCAAAGAACTGCCAACGGACGATAAAAGACCGTTGGTGGTAAAAATCCAACCAATGACACGCTCACTAGAGCAGAATTCAAAGTTACACGCACTACTAAGCGATATTAGCAAACAGTGCGAATTTAACGGTAAAAAGCGAGATATAGACACTTGGAAAATGATTATGGTATCGGCTCACAAAATCGCAACAGGTGGACAGGCTGAAATGGTAATCGGGATCGAGGGTGAAGTAATTAATCTACGAGAAAGCACCGCACAAATGAGCGTACAGCGATTAGCGAGCCTTATAGAGTATGTTCAATCGTGGGCGGTAGAGAATGAAGTTAAGTTTAATGATAAATGGGAGTTCTAAAATATGTACAAGTTAATTTTTGCATTAGTTTCTTTAGGTTGTTTCGCCATTGGATTTTTATCAAATGGAATACTTGGGATGGTTGCAATATTCCTATGCCTTATGTCATTCCTAACTGGTTGCAATGTTTTTGCCAATATTGTTAAAGACAAATCCGTTAATGGAGAGTTGCTAAGCTATAAAGGAAAATTATATGAAATTAAATACGTCAAGGATGCAATTCAAAAATGAGAGAAGAAATAGCTCTAGCGGTAGTTCTCTTTGTGGTTGTATTTGTGATTATTTGTTTTATTGAGGGGGCAGACGATGAATGAGAAAGAATTGAAGATTTTAATTATAGCTTATGCCTGTGTTGTTATAGGGACAATCTTAATCACTGGTAAATGGTGGTAGATATGACTAAACCTAAGGAAACGAAATGCAAAGTATGCGGTTGTTACTTTGTGAAAACAATAAGCTCAACACAGAAAGTCTGCTCACCAAGATGTGCGATAGCTTTATCAAAAGAGCAGGCAAGGAAGAAACGAGAGAAGCAAGAAAAGACTCAATTAAAAGAGCGGAAGAAAAAACTACTAGAAAACGATAGAGGTCATTGGCTGAAAGCACTTCAAAAAGAAGTTAATAAATTTATCCGATTAAGAGACAAAGGTCAGCCTTGTATCGCTTGCGGTGCAGTATGGAAACCTAGCTTTCAAGCCTCACACTTTATTCCACAAGGTAGAAGTTCATTCCTAAGATTTGACGAGAGAAACATTCATTCTGGCTGTATTAGATGCAATCTATTTGTAGGCGGTGGAAATATTCACGGATATAGACCAAGACTGGTTGAGAAGATTGGCGAGCAAGAAGTTCAGTGGTTGGAAGAAAATCAACACAGAATTAAAAAATGGGAAATATCCGAGCTTAAAGAATTGATCAAAGTTTACAGAGCTAAAATTAAGGAACTAGAGAATGAATAAATTCAGCGAACTACCAGAATTAGACTACGACCAAATTCAATTCGTTGACAGCAGAATGTATTCTTGGGGCGGTTGGATTAATAGCGGAAGATTAGACAAACCAGAGCTAAACATTCTCTATAAACTTATGAAAAGCGTAGAGCCACAAGATGAGCCAAGCAGTGCAATTTGTGATGATGAATTAGGAATGATGATTAGTGAGCAAGTGGAAATGTTTTTCAAAAAATACGATGAGCGGATGCATTTTATTCTTTTCTCGTATTATGTCCACAAATCAACATCAAACAAGATTGCAGTGAAGTTAAGAGAGCGTGAAGAGCCTCAATATATGCAGCCTTGTAACGGTAAGAGAGACATTAGAATTCCTTGCTTAAAAACCTGTAAACGTAGAGTAGAAAAAGATTTAGCACTGATGAAAGCGATTATCTACGAGAAACTAATCAAGATTGAAGTTAAATTGGCAATAGAGAGCGAAAAAAGAAAAAATATTAAAAAAATTCGATTTATATATTGACATACTTGTCAACTTGTCCTATCATAATCATATACGGTGGCCGTAGTGTAAGTAGTGAACACCGAAATAAATTTAATATAGCCTCGATTGCGAAAGCGGTCGGGGTTTTTTATTGCACAAAATTCAATGAGTAACCAATGCAAGATAATGGATCGCCTAACAATGGCATAGACATCATAGCAACGGTTATTTCTCTCGCATTTTCAGGTTTAGGCGGTGTGGTTAAGTATATCACCGCAACACAATCAGCAGGCTCGCCTGTAAAAATATCTTCCGTAGTCTCTAGCTTTCTAGTAGGGGCTTTCAGTGGAATGGTTGTAGCGTTTTTCTTAATGTCTCAAAGTATCGACACTTTAATGATTATCTCAATCGCTGGAGCGTTTGGGTATTTTGGCGTTCCTGCTTTATGGGGATTGCTTAGAGTTTTCTTCCGTCAAATTGGTGGTTCGGTTGATGATTTAAACCCTAACTACTCAATGAAAGACATTGAAAGAGAAACAAGCAAAAAACGCTCACTTCGTTACGATGAAGATGCACCACTCAATGACAATGATGAAGATATTTTAATCAATGGCACAGAAGAGCAAGACGATGATGTAGAGCCAAGGAGTAAGCGAAATGGGTAGAGAAAGAGCCGCAAGATTAGGAATTGCACTCGATAGAGTATTCGCCTGTTTCTTATTTGCAGGCTGTATCGGGCTATCAATTCAAATCTTCACACAGAATAAGAGTTTGGAGTTGTTACAGGATAAGTACGACCAGACAGTACAGTTAGCAGATGAGCGAACAAAGCGGATTGATGCTCTTCGGGATATGGTAAGCGACAGAAATGACAGAATTGAATTCTTGCTTAAAGAACAAGCAAAGGAGCGTAAGCGAAATGAAGATAAGCTGGATGGGATTAGTAAGATTGTTCTTTCAAGTAAATGTGTTCGTAGCGATGGTGTTAGTCGTGCTGTTATCGACAGGCTGCTTAAATCCGAGTAAGCCGGTTGAGAAGATTAAGATTATCCGAGTAACCATTCCAGACAATCTTTTAGTGACTTGTCCGAAACCAACATTAAATGGTGAAAAATCTTCTGATGTTGCTGTTTACGCTGTAAAGGTAACTGACCAATTAAAAATCTGTAACAGTCGAATTACACAAATCAAAAACCTAGTGAATGACTATGAACACGAAATCGAGCAGGACGCTCACAGTGAATATCAGTCGTTAGGCTTTGAGAAAGATAATGGCGACCGTCATAGCGGTAAAGGTCGAAATGATGGAAAGAGTAAAGGTCGATAGAAATGCTAATTTCAGAAGAAACTTTTAACAGAGTGTTCCCGAGAGCAATCAATGGGATGTATCAAGCGATTGATAAACATATTGAGTTGGCAGGCTGTTTTAATAAACAACAGCAAGCGATGTTTCTTGCTCAGTGCGGACACGAAACAGGTGGATTCACCACATTAAGCGAAAATCTAAATTATTCAGCCGATGGATTGATGAAAGTTTTCCGTAAGTATTTTCCTAACCCTAACATCGCTCGTCAGTATGAGCGTAAAGCAGAAAAGATTGCAAGCCGAGTATATGCCAATCGAATGGGTAACGGGCCAGAAGAAACGATGGACGGCTGGAATTATCGTGGTCGTGGATTAATTCAAATCACTGGCAAAACTAATTACATCAAATTCGCTCAATGGCTAGGCGATACAATTAATCCAAAAGAAGTCTCAAGTAACTTAGATTTAGCTGTAATGACTGCTGTGTGGTACTGGATATTCAATGACCTAGCATCTATTGATTCAGTTCAAAAAGTAACACTAAGAATTAATGGTGGAACTAACGGTATTGATGGTCGCTGCCGATTATTCCGTGAGCTAATGATTTCTTAATGGTGGCTAGAATGGTTAATAAGCTGATACTGATTTTTCTAGCGGTAACAGTTAGCCTGTGCGGTTGGATTTGGTTTCAACACGGAACAATAAATGACTTAAAGGCCGAAAACCAAACACAGGCTAATCTTATCGCAGAACAAGAAAAGGTTAATCAATCGCTAAAAGATACGATTGAAGTAGAACGCCAAGCGGTAGAACAACAGAGAGTAATCCATGATGAAATCAAACAAGCAAGCCAAGACAAAGTGCAAGTTGTCAGAAAGATTATTAAATCACAGCCTTGTTATAACACTCGCATCTATGACGATGCTATTGAGCGGTTGCACTAACAAGGTAACAACCAAGACGGAATATATCTATCCGCCTCAGGCATTTCTAACGCCTTGTGTTAAAACTCCATTCACTGGCAGCACATACGGCGAGGCGGTAGAACATTTAATCATAGTGCAAGGCGAACGTGATATGTGTGCCAGTCAAATCACGAACATTAACAAGTGGATAGAGAATAGCAAGGCAGGTAAATAATGGAAATTGGAAACATTGTAAAACTTCGTAACGGAACATTATGTGATGTAGTTTATGAAACACAATTCGGTAAATGGTTATTGGTTGAAAAGACTGAAACAGAAGAACCGCCATTTAGTCACTGGCATAATGCCAACGGTACATTCTATGCTGACGATGAAAGTCAGTTAGATGTAGTAGAAGTGATTAACCTAAACTAAAAAAATACAAAGGATTTCCCTATGTCAGACGTGAAAGAGAAATCCACGTCTAAAGGCGTGGTGAAATTAACCCCTAAGCAAGAAAAGTTTTGTCAGCTTTACATTGAGCTTGGCAATGCAAGCGAAGCATACCGTCAGAGTTATGACTGCTCAAAAATGGCATCTAAGACGGTTAATGAAGTTGCTGCAAGAATGCTGACTAACTGCAAGATTGCCGCAAGGGTGGAAGAATTACAGCGAGAGCATAGACAACGCCATAACATTACAGTCGATAAAATTATCGCAGACCTACAAGAAGTTCGTGATATTTGCATGGGGCGTAAATCTGTCATGACAACAGAAGTCATCAAAAACGCTCAAGAGGGGGATGTTAAAGCGGTAGATAATCCTGTCTTTGTATTCGAGCCAACAAGTGCAAATAAAGCCTTAGAATTGCTTGGTAAACACTTAGGGATGTTTAAAGACAAGTTAGATGTAACCTCTGGCGACAAACCACTTCCAACAGTAATCAATGTGACATTTAGCGATGAGCCTTGATATTAAATTTCCGACAAAGTTTAGAGCATTATTTGAAGATATATGGCGTTTCATTATCTTCTATGGTGGCCGTGGTTCAGGTAAGAGTTTTAATATAGCGAGAGCGTTAATTATTAGAGCTTACCATAATCCTACACGAGTACTTTGTTGTCGTGAAATTCAAAAATCTATATCTGATTCCGTTATTCAGATGTTGATTGACCAGATAGAAAGGTTAGAGCTGCAAAACTTCTTTGAGGTGCAGAAAACTCAAATCATCGGTCAAAATGGTTCAAGATTTACATTCGCAGGGCTTAAAACAAATATCACTTCAATTAAATCAATGACAGGCATTGATGTTGTTTGGGTGGAAGAGGGTGAAAACGTATCAAAAGAAAGTTGGGATGTGTTAATTCCGACTATTCGAGAAGATAAATCACAGATTATTGTGAGCTTTAACCCTAAAAACATTCTAGACGACACTTATCAACGATTTGTGATTAATCCTCCAGAAAGATGTTCTTCTGTGTTGGTTAATTGGCAAGATAATCCGTATTTTCCGAAAGAGTTAATGGAAGATATGGAGCAAATGCGAGAACGTGATTACGAACTTTACAGACACGTTTACGAGGGTGAGCCAGTAGCTGATTCGGATATGGCGATTATTAAGCCTGTATGGATTGATGCAGCAGTAGATGCTCATATTAAACTTGGTTTCACTGGTAAAGGCTTGAAAAAAGTCGGCTTTGATGTGGCAGATGAGGGTGTGGATAGTAACGCTAACGCATTTGTACACGGTTCGGTCGTTCTTGATGTTGATGTTTGGAAAAATGGCGATGTTATTGATTCAGCCAATAGAACAAATCAAAGTGCGGTTAATTTCGGTGCTGATTTAATCATTTTCGATAGCATCGGGGTTGGTGCTGGTGTAAAAGCTCACTTCAAACGTTTACCTAAAACCATTCAAGTTGAGGGATTTAACGCTGGTGGTTCCGTGGCCTATCCAGAACGTGAATATATCAAAGGTAAAAAGAACCAAGATATGTTCTCGAATATCAAGGCTCAATCTTGGTGGTCGTTAAGAGATAGATTTTACAAAACCTATCGAGCAATCAAGCACGGTGATGTTTATCCTGATGACGAATTAATAAGCCTATCAAGCGGCATTAAAGAGCTTGAATATCTTAAGGCTGAATTATCTCGCCCTAGAGTTGATTACGACAATAATGGACGAGTTAAAGTCGAAAGTAAAAAGGATATGCGAAAACGTGGCATACCGTCACCAAATATGGCTGATGCGTTAGTGATGTGTTACGCACCAACAAAACCAAAATCATTATTGGATTTATAGATATGAAATTATTTGACGGGATAGCATCTCTAGCGTTAAAGCTCGGATTAAAGCAAGAGCAGACAAATTATGTTGCCAGCTCAATGCTAACTGAGAAGCGTGAGGAATTAGAGGCTTTATGGCGTGAAAATTGGATCGCTAATAAAATCTGTATCAAACGCCCAGAAGATATGACAAGGGCGTGGCGTGATGTATTCTCTAATGATCTTAATTCGGAAAAGTTAGATGCTTTTACCAAATACGAGCGAAGAATTAAACTTCGTGAAACGCTAACGAAAGCCTTGCAGTGGTCAAGTCTTTATGGCTCGGTTGGTTTATTGGTTGTTACCGATGCAACGAACTTAAATACGCCATTACGACCAACGGAAAAGTTAAAACGATTAATTATATTACCTAAGTGGAAAATCAGCGCAACTGGCGAAAGAGAGACAGATTTAACCGATTCTAATTTCGGTAAATACACAGCCTATTCAATCAATAGCGATAAAGAGCCATTAACCGTTCATCATTCAAGATTATTGATTATGAACGCTAACGATGCTCCGTTATCTGATAATAGTATCTGGGGTATTTCTGACCTAGAAAAAATTATCGATGCGTTGAAACGCTTTGATATTGCCTCTGCTAACGTCGGAGACCTTATCTTTGAAAGCAAGATAGATATTTTCAAGATTGAGGGATTAACCGACAAGATTGCAAGTGGTTTCGAAAATGAAGTAGCGAACATAATCGGTGCGGTTCAGGCGATTAAGTCATCAACTAATAGCTTACTTCTTGATAAAGAAAACGAGTACGACCGCAAAGAACTCTCGTTTGGCGGATTAAAAGACCTTATCACGGAGTTTCGTAATGCAGTAGCTGGTGCGGCAGACATGCCAGTTACTATCTTATTCGGTCAATCAGTTTCTGGTTTGGCAAGTGGCGATGAAGATATTCAAAATTACCACGAATCAATTCACCGATTGCAAGAAGCGAGATTGCGACCTGTTTTAGAGGTAATTGATACTCTAATTTGTAGCGAGCTATTTGGCGCCCAGCCTGATGATTGGTGGTTTGAGTTTTTACCATTGACCGTTGTTAAGCAAGAACAGCAAATCAATATGCTGAACACGTTCGCCACAGCAACCAATACGCTAATCCAGAACGGTATCGTAACAGAGCAACAAGTAGCGAATGAATTACGAGAAAACGGACTATTTGCCAATATCTCTGAAGGTGACATTGAGGAAATTAAAAATGCTGATGAACTTGCCAGAAATTTTGAAGAACCAAAAGGCGAAAGTACGCAAGTTCAAGCCAGTGAAAATGAGCAAGAGAACAGAGCTATGGTATAGACAACAGCTTAAGCATTTCGTCAAAACGATGACCGATGATGTAGAAAGAGCCCTGCAACAACCGCAAGGCTCTTTTTTTATGGATGATGCGAAAGGATTTCAGGCTATTAGTGCAAAAGCGCTGATGAAAGTATTAGAGAAGTACGAGAAATCAGACCGCATTTCACAGGCCGAAAATATCGCTAATGGCTTTGTTAATCGAGGTGATGCACAAAACCATGCTGAAGTATCAACCAATCTAAAAAATCAGACTGGCATCGATTTATCCGCCTATTTACGCAATAATCCAAATGTTGTAGAAAGGGTAAACGAATTAACGGTAAGTAACATCCAATTAATCAAATCTATTCGCACGCAATATCTTGATAAGGTGCAAAATGCCGTCATGCAAGCGATGGTTCAGGGGGCATTGAATAAAGACTTAGGTGAACAACTCAAAAAACTAGGGAAAGATGCAGAAAGTCGTGCAATGCTTATTGCTAGAGACCAGTCATCAAAATTAAATGCAGCATTAACTCGAGCACGCCATGAGGAAGTGGGCATAAAAAAATATATGTGGTCAACATCGGGTGATGAGCGTGTGCGTGCAAGCCATGCTGAAAAGGATGGGAAGATATTCGAATATACCAATCCTCCCGCTGATACTGGTAACCCTGGACACGATTTTAATTGTAGATGTGTTGCCATTCCTTATCTTGGTGATGTTTTGACTAATCCGAAGAAAACAGAGACTGAATCTGAATTAACACAGAAAGAAACTGCCGAAGAACAAGCTCCATTAGCTCAAAGCACAATTGAGGTTATGGATAAATTGAAAGTTCTTGAAGTTGAGCATAATCCAGTTGGCGAATTGCAGAGAGAGCTGACGTTTGACGAGATAATTGATAAGTTATCTGGTGGCGATATGACACAAGGTTCTTGCGTCTCGCTCGCATTATCATACATAGGTAATAGGTGCGGGCTTGATGTTACGGATTATAGAGGCGGAAAGAGCCGAGAGTTTTTTAGTAGAAATCCTCACACAAGAAAATTACTGTCCGCTCCAGGTATAAAAATGGAAGTTCATGAGGTGGCTAAAGAGGCTAAAGGGACAGCAGATATTTTGATTGGTTTGCCATTAAATAAGGAGTATTATTTAAGCACAGGCACGCACGCTGCGATAGTTAGAAGAACCGATAATGGACTTGAGTATTTAGAAATGCAGTCATCCGTGAAAAATGGTTGGATGCCATTTAATAAATACGGAACCATCATTAAGACACTGCAAAAACGATTTGGGTGTAGATTATCAGCGGATAAGTATGGTTTTTTAAGCAAGGTGACGATTGCCGAGGTTGATAGTTTTAAAACTAGGAAAACCGACTTAAAAGAGGCTCTTGGTTATATTAACACCTCAAAGGATAAACAAAAGAAAGGTTCATGGGGTAGCGAAAGATGATACTTTGGTTTAAACATGAAGAAACGGATGCGGTATGGTGGAAATCAGACACTGAATCTGTTGGTGAGATAATTTTTTCATTTGATAAAAAGAAAGAATTTAACTTCTGGCAGGACTATCCATCCAAGCTAACAAAAGAGCAGAAAGCTATCTTTGACAAAGAAAATGAAGTTTTAGTTAAAAGTTTGAAAGGCTAGACTGTATTAAAAAAGACAACCCGATCAGAAATGGTCGGGTTTTTTATTGGGGTAAATAAATGCAATTTACAGACAAAACAACTCAAGCAAAAACACAGCGGATTATCACGAAAGACGGCTTTTTAGTGGTGCCTGCGACAATTTCAAAAGTTGGTGTTTTTGATTATCTAGCCTCTGAATTAGGTTTAAAAGAGGACGGAATTAAAAAGGTCGCACGGACAGAAAAATCACTATTTTCTAATGAGACCATTGATAGCTTTGAGAATGCAACGCTCACAATCGGACACCCAGAGCAAGGTGTAAACGCTAAAAACTGGAAAGAGCTATCAGTTGGGGTTGTGCGCAACGTTAAGCGAGTAGGTGATGAGCTAACCGCTGAGGCTTGGATTTATGACGAGCAAGCCATTAAAACCGTACAAGAACACGGTGTAGAGCAGCTATCTTGCGGTTATGACTGCAATATTATTCAGTCAAGCGTTAAAGATGCAGATTTTGAGATGTCTCCGATGATCGGAAACCACGTGGCGATTGTGGCAAAGGGTCGCTGCGGTGGAACTGTAAAACTTGCCGATGAGGAAAGAACCGTTATGGGAAAAACCGCTAAATTCCTCGATGCGTTTTTAGGTGCATTCGGCATCAAATTGTCCGATGAGCAGAAAAAACAAATCGAAGAAGATGAAGAAACTGGCAAAGAGGGTGAAAAAGCAACAAAAGCTGAAAAACCAACTGAGCCAAAAGAAAAACAATCTGAACCCGAAGATAAAAAGGAAGAAGAAGTGAACAAAGAAGAGTTTGAAAAACAACTTAAAGCCAAAGATGCAGAAATTCAAGCATTGAAAGATGCACAGGCAAAACGTGATGCAGAACTAGCACAAGCGGCAATGTTAGCTGATGCACAATCTGTATTCAAAGATGTGAAATTCGCAGATAAAGCAAGCGTTCGTGAAATCCAAGAGAGCGTGATTGTTGCTCAAGGTATCTTCACAAAAGATGCTGCGGCTAAATTATCTGATGCTGAAATTTCTGGTGCGTATCAAGTAGCTAAAGCGGTTACTGCTAAATTAGCGGACGAACGCAAATCTTTAGGCAATATCTTATTAGGTGATGCGAAAACTGAAACCGCACCTAAATTAGACTTCAACAAAACTTACAATCAATAGGGGTAATAAATAATGGGTTACGCTTACGAACAAACTCCAGCAAAAGCTGGCGAATTAGGCAAAGGCAACTTTGCGAGTGCAAAAACAAGTGCAGAGAAAGTAACTGGCAAAGTAAAAGCTGGTGATTTTGTGGCATTGAATCCTACTGGTGGCGTGAAAGCATTAGCAGCTAAGACTGATGTATTGGCTGGCGTAGTATTTGCAAGCACTATCCGTGATGAATGGAATGAGGGTGAATTGTGCGATGTAATGCATATTGCAGCAGGTGATGCAGTGTGGGTAAACGTTGCAACTGGTAAAACCGTCACACGTGGTCAGAAAGTCTATGTATTAACAAACGGTGGTGATGGTAAAGTTGGTGCAATTCAAGGCGAAGCAGATGCCAATGGAATCGAAACCACATACATTGTAATTGATGTTAAAGGTCAATTAGCATTAATTTCTAAATTATAAGGGGCTAAATAGATGTCTTTATTAACTTACGTACAAAACGGTTTAACTGCTGTTGGCAAAGAAATCGCAGAAACCAAATATCCTGAAATTGTGTTCCCACAATTCGTATATGTTGACCAACAAACAGCGGTCGGCATCACAGAAAAACTTCACTACGGTGCAGATGAACACGGTTCTTTAGATGATGGCTTAATCACTACTGGTACTAGCACTTTAGATCAAGTAGAAGTTGGTTTTACTCCAAAACGCTCTTACATTGTGCCGTGGGCTAAATCTGTTACATGGACTAAACCAGAGCTTGAACAAGGCAAATTATTAGGCTTAAACCTTGATACAGCGAAAATCATGGCGTTAAACAAAAACGCTCAACAAACTTTACAAAAAGTGGCTTTCTTAGGCCATGCGAAAGATGGCAGATTAACTGGTTTATTAAACTCAAAAGATGTTTCAGTTCACACCTTAAAAGGTGCAGCAAAAAATACCAAAGTTCAAGAAATGGACTTCGACAAAGCTGTGGCGTTCTTTAAAGAAATGTTCTTAGCTGGTTTAGAAAAAACCAAACGCATTGAAGCACCAAATACTTTCGCTATTGATGCGTTGGATTTAGCTCATTTAGCATTAACACAACGTGCTAACACTGACACAACAGCGTTAGAGTTCTTAACTAAGAGCTTATCCGCAGCAGCTGGCCGTGAAGTTGCAATCAAAGCATTACCGTCTAACTTCGGTTCTCGAGTAACTGATGGTAAAAACCGTGCGATTGTTTATGTAAATAGTAAAGAACACGTGATTTTTGATGTGCCAATGACTCCAACTGTGTTGGAAGCAAAAGAAAAAGGCTTATTAGCTTACGAGTCAGGCTTACGCATGGCATTCGGTGGCGTAACCTTTATCGAGCCAGAATCTGCTCTTTATGTAGATTACTAGGAGGAATAAATGCCAACAATAGACGATTTTCGTGAACGTTATCCAGAATTTAAAGAGGTCGATGGTTTCCGCATTGACCTTTTTTTATTGGATGCACAGCAAGAAATCAGCCAAGCACGATGGGGGCGACTTTTCGAGCGTGGAGTGTTGGCATTGGCTGCTCATTTGCTTCGTCTTTCTCTTTGGGCAACAGAGGGTAACGGTGGGGCAAATCGCAATGTAGCGAGCGAGTCGGCAGGGGAGCTTTCTGTCGGCTATGCTGCACCGACAATCACTGGTACAGATGCAGATTATCAATTAACTGCATACGGTCAAGAGTATTTACGCTTACGCAAACTCGTTGGGATAGGTGTGATGGTGGCTTAATGACTGCTCAAGTTACAGGTAATCTTGCGAAATTCAAACAGCTTATCGAGCAACTAAAAGCAAGTGGCGAAAAGGCTGTGTATGTTGGTTTTCCTGCTGAGTTTAATGAGCAAGTAGAGGGTTCTGATAACTTCAATCTGGCCTCTCTAGCTGCGGTGTTAGAGTTCGGGAATGAAAATATCCCGTCTCGTCCGTTTCTTCGTCAAACATTAGCGGAAAATCAAGAGAAATACACAGCGTTATTTGTAAAACTGTTTGAAAGCGGTGTTTCAATAGACCAAATCTATGAACAAATCGCTTTAATTGCTCAAGGTGACGTCCAGCAGAATATTGTTAATGGGAAATGGACTGCAAACGCACCAAGCACAATTAAACGCAAGAAATCAAGCAAGCCGCTTATTGATACAGGTAAACTGCGGCAATCTGTAAAAGGTATAGTCAAATGAGCTTAATTAATCAATTCCCTCGCTTTTTAAATAGCAAATTCAGCCAGAAAGTAGTCGTAAAACATCTACAAGGCGAACATTCAGCTATTGACTATAAAGCGAAGTATATTGAAGAAAAAATCACTGCAATAGTGATGCCAACATCGCCTAACGATGTTCAATTCTTGCCAGAGGGTGAGCGGTTTCTGCCAAGCATTAAAATCTACACTGCAAAGCCTTTAAAGATAGGTGATTTAGTAGATTATCTTGGTGAAACTTACAAAATCAAAACAGTGGGTAATTGGAAAGACTATGGATACTACAACAATATCGGCATTCGACATAGCCAAACTGCGAAAGTGGATTCAAGAGGCTTTGAAGTTACCTAAAGAGGCTGTAATCGGTGGCTGGTTGCCAGAAAATCCCCTGCCTGCATTTATTACGATGGATGTATTAAATACCAACGAAATCGGGCAGGCGACACGAGAATTTGACGGTAAACGAGAGCGTATTAGACAGTCAATGCAAAGCACGGTAAGCGTTTCTTGTTTTGGCCGCAATTCACTCGCTCAAAGCTACAAATTAAAAGCTATTTTCCAAAGTTCAGCGTTTCTTTCCTTTCTTAAATCAAACCATTGGGGCGTTATCCGTTTTTCTGATGTTCGCAACCTAACCGCCACGGTTGGAGCGGATTATGAAGAGCGCGGACAATTTGATGTTGTATTTAGTCATCATCACATTGTAGATACTCCGTTAGATCCGATTGAGAGAGTTGAGCAACGGACGAATAATAAATCACAAGATATAGGAGCATAAGCCAAATGGCATTATCAATCTCTAATATTGTAAACGTGCAATTAAACACAGTTCCGAAGTCTGCTGCTCGCAAATCTTTCGGTACAGTTGCACTTTTCACACCAGAGGCAGGCCAAGCATTTAATGATGCGACTACACGTTATGTGTATGTTGAAAGTCAAAAAGATGTTGAAGCTCTCTTTGGTACAAACTCAGAAACAGCAAAAGCGGCTCAACCGTTCTTTGCTCAAAGTCCACGTGCGAAACAATTAATCATTGCACGTTGGCAGAAAGAACAAGCAACCATTGAGGCAACTAAAAACGCCTTACGTGGTGCAACATTATCAGATGATTTAGAGACTTTTAAATCAGTTACCAATGGTCGATTTGCTATTACAGTCGGATCAAGCGTTAAGGTTGTAGATGGTTTAAATTTCTCTCGCTCTGCTGACTTTAATGCTGTGGCGACTAAAATCAAAGAGAAATTAACCACGTTGCAAGTCGCTGCTGACGTTACTTATGATGAAACCGGTAATCGTTTCATTATCTCTGCTAGTGTAGCAGGTGAAAACGCTGAAACATTAATCTACTACGCAACAAAAGAAAGTGGTGCAAGTGATTATATTGGCGGTTTATTAAAACTAGAAGATGGTCAAGCAACACGAGTAATTGGTAAAAATCAGGTTCAAGTTAAAGCCGAGAAAGTAGAAGAAGCATTATTCAATGTTTCAGAAGTAGAAAATGGCTGGTACGGTTTCACTTTCGCAGCACAATTAACTGATTCTCAAATCGAGGCGGCTGCTAAATACGCTCAAGCAAACGACAAGCTATTCGGTGCTAGCGTAATCAAATCAGAGCATATTGAATGGTCAGCATCTAACGTATTTAAAAAACTATACGATGCTCAATTAGACCATACTTTAGCAATCTTCGACAAAAATGATTTATACCCAGCATCTTCTGCGTTGGCTCGTTTATTATCTGTAAACTTTGCAGCTAATAACTCAACGCTTACACTTAAGTTTAAACAGCAACCAACAATCACAGCGGATGAAATCACTGCGACAGAATTCGCAAAAGCAAAACGATTAGGTATTAACGTTTACACTTACTTTGACGATGCAGCAATGATTGCTGAGGGTACTGTAATCGGTGGAAAGTTTGCTGATGAAATCGTTATCCTTGACTGGTTTAAAGATGCAGTACAGAAAGAAGTGTTTGCTCGCTTATACAAATCACCGACTAAAATTCCTTTAACTGACAAGGGTCAAGCAATTCTAATCTCTGCGGTTGAAAAAGTTTGTTTAGAGGGTGTTAATAACGGTGCTTTTGCTCCTGGCAAATGGACTGGTGATAGTTTCGGTAATTTAAAAACAGATGACTACCTAGAGAAAGGCTATTACATTTGGGCAGCTCCAATGGATACGCTTTCAGATAGCGACCGTGAGCAACGTAGAGCGACACCAATTCAGGTAGCTGTTAAGTTAGCTGGAGCAATCCATTCAAGCGATGTGATTGTGAACTACAACCGATAATTAATAGGGCTGGATAATCCAGCCTTTTCTTTTAAGAGGAAATATAAATGGCAGTTTTCGATCCAAAACAAGTAGTGGTACTTCTTGACGGTAAAGAAATCTCTGATTGGGCTGACGGTTCAGATGTAATCAGTGCAGCAAATCAAGTTGATGCTGGTCAGTTGGTTATCGGTGCGAACGGTACAGGCGTATTCATCGCTAATCCAGATAATTCAGGCAAACTAACGCTTAAAATTAAACAACATTCGGCTGACAACGCTTACTTATCCAAGCTGTTTAATCAGCAAAAATCAAGCATTAAAACATTCTTACCTATCACTTTATCCATTCGTGACCTAATTAACGATGATGTAGTGACAGCAAGTAAAGGATATTTTACCACTCCAGCACAATATGTTCGTGGTAACGGTCACAATGCCGAAACATGGACGATTGTTTTTGAACAGATGACAATGAACTTAGAAAAAGGCGTTGAATAATGGAACAGGTTAAGCAATTCACTATCGAAGATGTGACTTACACAATGACACCAGCTAACGCAATGGCTGCGTGGACTGCGTTAAAAAATGCAATGAAGTTACTTCAATCAGTTGATTTGTCAGCTCTAGGCGATAGCAAAAAGCTAGGTGCAGGCATTTTAACGACTGTATTAGCTAATTTAGGCGAGCCAAGTGTGAAAGAGTTAGAAAATATCGTATTAACTCACACAGCTTGCGAACAAGACGGTCAAAAATACCGTTTATCAGAACGCTTTGACAGTCATTTCAATAAGCATCGTGGTCATCTAATCACTGTATTAAAAGAGGGATTAACCTATCAATTCGCTGATTTTTTTATCGGTGGGGGTGGATTGCTAGCCAATATTCAGGGCAAACTCAAGGCGTAGAAAGTCAATCAGAAAATAGAGTTGATTGGTTTATTTTTACGCCAATAGTAAAAAGGTTCTGTACATTGCACGAATTAAGATCTGTTTATTCAATAGCAGATCTTCTTTCTTTCCACGAGGTAATAGTGGAATTAAATCAAATGGAGCAAAGCAAAGATGCTATTAGATGAGTTACTGATAAAAGTCGGGCTTGAGACCGATAGCCAAGCGATGCAAGAGTTTGAACAATTCCTTGATACGGTTGGAAGTGGTACTGAAAGTGCGGTTGAGGGGCTTGGCGAGCTATCTAAATCCATTGAAAGCACGGTTAATACTGATGCAGTTAAAGATGGTGCTGATGCGGTTGATAACCTAAAAGGCAATATTGATAATCTTTGGGCCACGAAGTTTGGTGCTGATGGCTTAGCTAAAAAATTTGAGTCACTTGGCGTAGTCATTAACAAAACTACGCTTGCGGTAGTGGCGCTTGGTGCTGCTTTCTATGGTGCAACTGTAGGCGTTAAAAACTTTGTAGATGGAAACCTTGATGCGTTAGACGAGATTAAACAGCTATCTAACGTTACAGGCGAAGCGGCAGATAAAATCTATCTATTAGGCAAGGTCGCAGAAGTAAATGGTTCATCTGCTCAAGCAGCTCAATCATCAATCGAGGGATTATCTCGCACAATCGGTGAGGCCGCTGCTGGAATTGGTCGTGGAGCTAAGACTTTTGAGCAGTACGGATTAAGCGCTAAGAAAGCCAATGGCGAAATAAAATCATCTAGCGAGCTATTCGGTGAGATATCCGAAAAAATGCAACAGATGAGCGACCAAGAGCAAATAGCAATGCTTGCGAAGTTAGGCATTGATGGCTCAATGATTCAAACGCTCCGATTAGGTAACGATGAGTTAGCTGAACAGATTGCTCTAGCAGAAGCCTTAACACTTGGTGTTGGTAACGCAGAAAATGCAGAGAAAGCGGCGGCATTTAAAGATGCTTTAACGCAAGTTTCTCAAGTGTTTATTGCTATCGGTGAATATGTTTCTTTACGTATATCACCGTCAATACAGCGATTAGCTGAACGCTTTACAAAATGGTTCACCGAGAATAACAACTTCATCAAAGCTATTTTAAATGGACTCGGTCGAGTGTTCTCGTTCTTGTTTGAATTAGCAGGTGCGATAGATAACATCATTGAAAGCACGGTAGGCTGGAAAGCGGTAATTATTGCTCTAGGCGGTTTATTGCTATGGTTTAGCCGCAGAATGTTACTAGCCTTTGCGACAAATCCGATTACCTTAGCGATTGCCGCAATAGCTGGATTAATCCTAATTCTTGATGACTTTATTACATGGTTACAAGGTGGTGATGCTGAATTTGCCGACTTCTATCAGTCATGTGCTGACGGGTTGCAGTGGATTGAAGATAAATGGGGCGAGCTTTCAGGCTGGATTAAGGAAAAATGGGGCGATGCTATCGCTTGGGTAACAAGTAAATGGAATGCCTTTACTGCAACGTTCAGTATAGATAATCTTAAAAAAGTCTTTGAAAGCGTTAAACAAACCATTATTGACAAGTTTAAGGCTGCGTTTGGCTGGGCTATTGATTTATGGAACAGTATTGTAGCTAAGATTGGCGGTGAGCCAATTAATATTCAAGCCAATGTATCTACTCAAGGCGTGAGACAAGCTGGGTTAGGCGTGGCAGATTTAGCCTTAAACGCTGGTGTATATGCGAAAGCCTCCGAAGTTTCTGCTGGTGGTGTTGGAGGCACTTCTAACTCTGACAATAGTGTTAAGAATAGCAACAATAAAATCACCATTACACAGCATATTCAAGGCGTAGATAATCCTAAGGCTGTAGCAGACCAATCAGCACGAGCAATCAATAACCAACTTTCACCAGTTATAGGATAGTAAAGCATGTTTAATTTTGCTCAAGTATCAAGCAGAAGCATAGGCACGATAACGTTTGATGTGGTTACAACGGAAGATCACCAATCTGACCTTTCAATCACAGAAAATCCAATCGAGTCTGGAGCAGCAATAGCCGACCATGCTGTAGTTCAACCAAAACAAGTCACGATTAACGGAATTATGGTTGACCATGACCACGGAACGTTCGGCATTAACTCACCTTACATTGGTAATATCCGTGGCGTGGTTGATTTTCTAAATAACTTTCCATTCCCTGTTCCTGTAATAACTCAAACATCTCAAACAATCGCAAGAGCTGGGCGAGTTATTAGTCAAGCGGCTGGAGTTTACAGTCAAGTAAAAGGCGTAGTAAATCAGGTGCGAGCAATTGCACCTTTTTTGCCAGACTTTGGACTTGGCGGCTTGTTAGATAGCGGAGTAGGCGACAGTAGAGTGCAGAAATGTTATGCGGATTTAATCGCTTGCCAAAAATCAGGCGAAACAATCGAGATACAAACAGGAATTCATCTATACAAAGATATGATGATTCAGTCTATCTCGGTCAATCAATCGCAAGATGGAAGTGCAACCTTTACGATAACCGCAAGAGAAATCTTTATCGTAAGCACTCAAACCACTCAAAGCTCGCAATCTAGCGGAAGTTCAAATGGTAAAGGTGGAAATAAAACCTCTACCATTGGCAAAACAAAAAGCGGTCGTGCTGCGGTTCAATCCGCATCGAAAACACAGCAAGGCACAACAAGACCAGCTAATGCCGAGCCAAGAAAAACGTCTGCTTTGAAAAATATCATCTCATAGGTGGCACAGATGCAAAGAATACCAGTTACACAGTCGCCATACCAAGAGCAGACATTTGAATTTAACGGTCGGAAAATACGTTTAACACTGAGATTTAATAGTGTAGGCAATTTCTGGGTGATGGATGTTTACGAACCAGTCACTCAGCGACAAATATGTCAAGGTCAGGCATTAGCTTGCGGAGTGCCTATTCTGTTGCGTTCTGTTCAGCCTTACTTCTTCTATATGGAAGATGAGAGCAGTGCGGATTTGGATGTGATGACAGCGGATGACTTAGGCACTAGATGCTTTCTGTATATCGGGGCTAAATGATGAAACAGTTCGGCAGACAATGGAAATTAGATATTAGCAACGAACAAGAAACGCTAAGTATCACACAGTTAAGGGTGGCATTTGAGATTGATAAAACAATCAATGAAAAGCCAAATCCAGCAAAAATCCAAGTTTGGAACTTAAACCGAGACCATATCAACCAATTATTAAGCCAAGATTACAAGAAAGTAGCCTTATCAGTAGGTTATAACGAACTAAGACAGATTTATTCAGGCGACATTACAAAAGTTAGAATTCAGCGAGACGGTTTAGACTTTGTTTTAACGCTTGAGTGTTCTGACGGGCACGTAGCCTATACACAGTCAAGAGCCAAGACAACACTTAAAGCTGGAGCGACTGATAAGCAAATTATCGAAGAAATACAAAAGACAATGCCAAAAGTTCAAACTGGAGCGATGGATATTCCTAATCAGCGAAAATTGCCACGTGGCAGAGTATTAAACGGTAATAGTCGAGATATTCTCACCAAAATTGCACGCAACAATAAGGCCGACTGGTCAATTCAGGACGGCTCTTTAGTGTTCCTGCCTAAAGACAAGGTGCTAAATGATGAGGCTGTCGTGATTTCCCAGGAAACTGGAATGATTAATGCACCAGAGCAGACCGATGACGGGTTAGAAATAACCTGCTTGCTTAATCCAGCTTTACAGATTGGTGGACTGGTGAAAGTTGAGTCAATCATCGAGTACTTTAACGGTGAGTACAAAATCATAAAACTTGCTCATTCAGGCGATGGATTAGGTGGCGACTGGCAAAGCAAAATGACGGTCGTAGGTGGCAAATTCCAAAAGGTCGAAAGTAAGAATAAAGACTCAAAATCCGACACGAAAGGCAAGGATAAGAAAAAATGAACTATCAACAATCACTAGCCACGCCAGAAACAGCAACAGACCAACAAATCCAACAAAACCAGTTAAATCTACACACCGCCTTACCTTGTAAAGTAGTTAGCTTTGATTCAAGCAAGCAAACAGTAACGCTTGCAGTACAAGTAAAAATGCAACTGGCAGACGGAAACGGTGCAGATATTCCTCCACTGGTAGATGTTCCAGTTAGCTTTCCTAGAGGTGGTGGATTTGCTGTTACCTTTCCGCTGAAAGCTGGCGATGAGGGAATCGCAATATTCTCTGAGCGCTGCATAGATGGCTGGTGGCAAAATGGCAACGCATCTACTCCGTTAGATTTTAGGCTGCACGACTTATCCGATGCGATGTTTATACCCGGCGTTTGCTCTGTGCCTAAGACCATTAAGAGTTTTTTTAATGACGGGCTTTCAATGCAAACGCTTGACGGTGGAACATTTATCAGGGTTACAGACGGTAAAATCTTAATTCAAGGCAACATTGAGCATAAAGGCAACGTAAACCACACAGGTGATACAACACAAAAAGGCTCTCATAGCTCAAGCGGTGTAATTTCCAGTGATACAGATGTTAAAGCTGGCGGAATTTCAGGTAAATCACACAAACACACTGGCGATAGTGGCGGTAAAACAGGAGTTCCAGAATGACGGTAAAAGTTAGACGATTGGATAAAAACCATGACTGGACATTCGGCCAAGGTTTCGCAAATTACTCCAGCGAATCAGAGGCTATCGCTCAAAATGTCCAGACTAGACTCTGGTCATTTACGAATGACTGGTTTCTTGACTTGGAACACGGGCTGCCATGGTTAGAACAAATGGGGCGAAATGTAGATTTAAGTGACTGGGAAATCAGAATCAAAAAGCACGTTCTACAAACTGATGGCGTTTCTAAGATTACCAATTATGAATCAAATTTAGATCCAAGTACACGAAAATTGACAATAGACATCACCTATCAAGACATCTACGGAGCGGAAAACTCCGCTAGTTATCGTTCATAAGGGGCATTATGGCAACACTAACAGAAACAGGCATCCAAATTGAACGCTTGAACGACATTGTAAAGCGTTTTGAAGATGGATTTAGACAAGTCTATGGTCAGAATATTGACCTGTCACCAAACACGCCAGACGGTCAAATGGTGGGGATTTTAGCTCAAATTAAGATGGATATTGAGGAGCTTGCCGAGAATGTTTACCGACAATTAGACCCAGATGTAGCAACTGGAGCATGGTTAGAACAGCGAGTGGCTTATGCTGGATTAATGCGAAGAGGTGCTAGTTATAGCTATTTACGCTCCGTAATCCTAACCGGAGAGCCTAACACGCAGCTTTACGCTGGAATTGTGGTATCTGACCAAAACAAAGTCCGCTGGATTCTAACTTCGGATATTCAATTAGACAGCAATGGTTCAGGCCGAGCGGATTTTAGAAGTGAACAATTAGGCAGCTTTAACCTTGCCAAAAACACAACCTTAACCATTGAAACGGTAACGCTTGGATTGATAAATGCGGTTACATTTGAAAATGCAGAGGTTGGTGTAGAAGAAGAGACGGACACGCAATTAAGAGAGCGTTTTCTATTCAGCCGAACCAAAAACGCACAGAATTCAGCAGAAGCAATCACTGCGAAAATCGCAGCGTTGCCAGATGTAAAACAGGTTAGAGTACTTGAAAATAACACCGCTCAACGTGATGCGTTGGGCGTAGAACCTCACTCCATTGATGTCATCGTTTATGGTGGCAATGATGAAGAAATCGCTAATGTTATTTACCAAAATAAAGGGGCTGGCGTCGGGTTGCAGGGTAACACGCTAACAAGCCTTAAGAAAGATGGTGAAACTAGACCGATTAGATTTGACAAAGTCTCATTGGTTGACATTCAAGTATCAATGCGATGCGTGCGTTATGAAGATTTTACAGAGATTGACAAGGAACAGATTAAAAAACTCTTAGCTAATCAATCATTTAAAATCGGTCAGACTGTTTCATTATCTCGCTTGTACTCCCCAATCAACCAAGTTGGCGGCTTCTGGGTTAAAGAACTCAAAATTGCACGAAAAGGCCAGCAATTAAAAGCCGAGAACGTGACATTACAGCCGAGAGACTTGGCGAGAATAATGGAAAGTGACATCACAATCGAGGTGGAATAATGGCTTATTCAGATTTGCTTATATGGCAGTATCAAGGGAAGCCAAAGGCTCTAGCCACAATCAAGATAATTGAGAGTGAATTCGCTCAAAGTTTTATTGATTTATATCAAATTCAAGATGTTTTAAGCATCGAAACAGCAACAGGCTACCAGTTGGACTTGGTAGGCAAGCATGTTGGGCAGTCGAGAATTGTTAATGGCTATACCTTGAGACAATTCTTCGGGTTTAAAAACGCAAAAAATGCGCTTGGATTTAGTAAAGAATTTGAGGGTGGTGGGCAATGGTACAGATTGAGAGACCCGTTAGCTGATTCCGTTAGATTATCTGATGATGATTATCGGTTCTTAATTAAGTGTAGAGTTATCAAGAACTACCAACTCGGCACAGTTCCAAATATTATCGAGGCTTGCCAGTTTGTTTTCGGTGATGGTTGCAAAGTGACGGATAACTTAAACATGACCGTTTCCATCAAAGTTCCTAAAAATAAACTAACTCAATTCTCAACGTTTGCTGTTCGGAATTTAGACATAATTCCAAGACAAGCAGGTACTAAAATTATTTTTGAAATCAAATAGAGGATTTTATGGCGATATACAACAAACCTGATGAAAGCGTTTTCGCATCAAGTGCCAGACAAGGTGAAGTGAGCAACTTTCCAGATATTGGCAGGGGGTGGGGGATTTCGTTCGACCAAACAGGCGGTATTCCTCCAATGGAATGGTTTAACTTTCTCTTTAAGAGAACAGATGAGAAGTTTGGTTATCTATTTCAGCGTGGACTATCTGAATGGTCAGCAACGCAATCTTATCCAGAGGGAGCATTAGTTCAATATAAAAATCTGACCTATAAAGCGAAAAGAGCCAACACAAACAAGAAACCAGATGAGGCTCAATCTTCTGACTGGCAACGTTGGGGGTTTACTCAATCCGAGCTTGCTGTAGCAACGATAACGGTGAGCGGTGTTACTCAACTCTTAACATCTACAAACAGTGATGACGAAACAAAATCAGCAACACCTAAATCAGTAAAAATGGCTTACGATAAAGGTGTCGAGGCAAAAGCAGCAGCAGATAATGCAAATAATAACGCAAATGGACGAGTGTCAAAAAACGGCGACGTGATGAATGGGATGTTGTTTATTGATGGAGTTAAATCTGGTGGATTTGCGAATGGATTAGCTATCAGAAATAAAGCTGGTGGCCAAAATACAAGCGGATTTGTGGATTTTTATCAGTCAGATACTGTGCCTCGTTCATCTATTTGGTTTAGAGATGCCGGACAAAACAGCACTCAAATCGAATTTTTAAACACGCCAGAAGGCTCGGATTGGAATAGAGATAGCCGCCAAGGAGTCTTTACGATTACATCAGCTGGGAGTTTATGGAGCCGCCAATACGGCTGGCTGCATGACCACTTTGCGAAGCAAGTCGATATTAACAATGTGTGGAATGAATTAAACAACACATACCGAAAAAATAGATTTAGACAGCAGTATTATCCAAGCCATTACCATGGCGCAGAAGTGTTTGATATGCCGGTGGCAGACAATGGTGTAATGCGAGTTATTATCATGAATGTAACCATTAATGGCTATGCGAAAGTTTATCTGCCTGAGTCATTTAATGGCGCTTGCATGGTGCAAGCAACAGATGTGGGTGGCGGCCGAAAGGTGGTAGGGGCTAATATTCAGAACGGAAACGTTGTGGAAATTCACGCGGCTGGTGAAGTGGGATTAAATATTTTAACAATCGGATGGTATGGATGGTAAGTATGATGTTATTTAATTTAGAGACAAACACGTTCGCACCTGATTATCTTGTAACAGATCATCAAAATTGGGTTGAGGTTAGCGATGAAGAAATTGATGGGATTTCTGCCAGTATAACCGGCGGTGGTGCGGTTTGGTTAGAAAGCGGGAAAGTTAAATATTCCGGTAAAGCGCCAAGCGAGTTTCATGAATTTGATAATGTGACAAAACAGTTTGTTTTATCAAAGACAAAGCAAGCTGAGTTTACCAAGGACACACAAACGCGACTAATCAATAACATTGATGTTCACGCTGCCTCTATTTACAGCACGTGGACGCGTTTCGAGTCCGAGTATCGTGAGCGCCAAACAGCAGCAGAAGCATATAAGGCAGCTGGTTATCAAGGCGAATGCAGCAGATATATCACTGACTTTGCCAAACGCGCCGGGTTAAATAACCAAGCTGCAACAGATTTGATTTTGGTGCAAGCCGCTGGACTTGAGAAATTACAGGTCGAGCTTGCCAACCAGCGCATGCGTAAGTATGAGCTTAAAGTGCCAGGATTGACAATCGAAAAAATGCAGTCCATTCACGATGACATTATTAAGCAAATGGATGCATTGATGGAGGCGTATAACAATGGCTAACCGTATCTATCTCGCTTTTTATAAGCATAAACGCAGCTTCTTAAAAGAGCCTTTCAAAGCCTTGGCCGATGCAGTGACCCGCTTTTTTACAAAGGGTAAATACTCACACTGTGAGATAGCGATTGAGCGCATGGAATTTGTTCAAGGCGACCATTATGAGCACATTACGGTTTTTGATTGCTATTCAGCGTCCGTGCGCGACGGTGGTGTTCGATGTAAGCAGATTGATTTATCTGACACGGATAAGTGGGATTTAGTCTTACTAGATAATGTAACAGAAGCACAGATTAAATCTTATTACAACCGCACGTCCGGCGCTAAATATGACTGGTGGGGCGCGTTAGGTATTGTGCTTGGGATTAAACAAAAACGAAGCAAATATTTTTGTTCGGAATGGTGCTTTAACGCAATTTATAACAGCGAAGAAGGCTGGCGATTTAGCCCAAACCAACTTTCTGCGGTGGTGCGTAAAAATGGATAAAACAACGATTAACCTTTATCGTGGCGATGATGAAGAGCGAAGAGTGCGGATTTATGAGAAGCAACAGAATGATGAGCTAAAACCATACGACCTAACCAACGTCAAGCGGTTAGATTTATGGGCGAAAGTTCGAAGTCGCACTGTTATTTCTCTATCTAGCACAGATGAAACTATTAAGATTTTAGATGCAGAAAATGGCGTGATTTTGCTTAAGTTTCACCACGACTTGACCAAATACGCTATCTGGTCAGAGGCAAGCTATGACTTGCAAACAATATCAAATACGGGAGCGGTTAAAACGGTGATTAAGAACGCACTTTTTAAACTAGAGGGCGATGTCACACCGCAACCGAATGACGAAGATGTGTAGAGATGAATTAGTAGCAATTATTGAACCGCCTCAAGAAATTGAGGTGGTAATTGAAAAGGTTGAGATTGTTAAACTTGATGATGGACAATGCGACCAAAAAATCCCAACCCTCGAAGAATTAAAAACTTTTTATAATATAGGAGCTTTATAAGATGGCAGCACAAGAATTTCACCAAACACTCACAGAATTTGCTGAATTTGTCGGCATGAAAGATAAAGAGATTGTAAAGCTTATTGGGGATATGCAAACTCTGACAACATCTCAGAAAGCTACTCTTGTTGGCGCAATCAATGAGATGGATCAGCGAATCAAGAGCCTATTAAGCAGTGCGTCAGGTATTGATGATACTTCCACAGGCGACAGTTCGACTTTATCAGCGAAGAAGATCATTGAGCTTTTAAATCAAGCAAAAGCGGAAGTCAAAAATGAGCTTTTAGGCGGACAAGTTGACGCAAGTATTGACACCATCAAAGAGCTTGGCGATATGTTGAAAAACATTCAAACAGGCGAAGATGGACTGAATAAATTAATTCAAAAAATCTCACAAACCAATGAAGCATTAACTACACTCAATCAAAAATTCACCGCTCTAGACGGTGTGAATTTAAAAGAAGCTTACACTAGAGGTTATAATAAATAATGACATTTCAAACTGGCGTGACTGAATTCGCTGAATTTGTCGGCAGTGAAATTAAGCGGATCGAAAAGAAAATTCAGACAGATGGTGGCGGTAGCCAATCTAGTGATTCAACAATAATTACTGGGAATGGACGACCTGATAAGCCTGAAACAACAAACGGAAAGATTACAGGTAGTGAGCCAAACGGCACTATCTATGTATCTATTGACGGAGCAGGGGTTGGTGCATATCAATGGCAAAAACAAAACAACAAATGGATTGTTATATCTGGGGACACTGGCTCTAGACGAATGGGTAACTCTTCTGTGAATATTAAAGAGGGTGCTATTTATCTAAGACGAGTGAATAACAGAGTTGAGTGTTCTTTCTATGCGGGGCGTTGGGACACTATTTCTTTTTACGGGAGCAGTAATCCTAAATTCACGAGGAAAAATCACGCCAAGCGAATGGATATTTTACCCCCTCCAAGAATACCAGTCGGCTTCCGTACACGCACACCTATTATGCTTCCATTTTATAGCGATGACGGTGATGAGGTTGCAGTAGTGTATGTTGCTAGTATAGGTGATAGAGCTTATATTGAATTAAGGTTCAGGGACAAAGTGCCAACAGCAGACCTTGATTATATGCGTATGCCTGTTATTAGTTGGATAACGGACGAGCCATTCCCAGAGGTATTGCCTTAATCCAGAAGTTCGGCAACTTCTTCCATATTCGGGGCGTAATAGACATTTTGTAAAATCCTTATGTCTTTATGCCCCGATATTTTCGCTAAAGTCATCACATCAACTTTCTTTGCTAGTCTCGTTAAAGCCTCTCGTCTCGTATCGTGAAAACGTAAATGCTCACACATTGCCATTTTCTTAATCTTTCTAAAAGCGGCATCAAGCGATCTAGTATCTAACTGAAAACACAATCCAGTATTTCCAATCTCTTTCTTTAATCTCTCAAGAATAGCCACTGCGTTTCTTGTTAACGGAACAGTCCGAGAAGTGCCATTTTTCGTCATTGGTAGATAAGCGGTTCTTTTCTCTAGATTAACATTATCCCAGGTTAAGCCACAAATCTCACCAGCTCGCATTGCTGTCTCAATCGCAAACAACATAGCGGCACCACTTCTTGCTCTGATTGTTTTAAGTGTATCGTTATAACCGCTAACGTAGAGTATTCTTTCTATCTCTTCATCGGAGTATCTTTGCGTTCTTGGCTTACTTCCTTTTGGCAAGACTAAGCCTATCATTGGATTTTTTTCGATATAATTCCAACGTTCGACCGCAACATTAAAGATATTTCTGATGGTGGATAATTCCCGTCTAATACTCTCACCGCTAACTTCTTTTTCTCTTTCTGCTATCCATAACTCAAAATCTTTTCTTGTCACATCACCGATAAACTTATTACAAATCGGATGTCTAGCAAATTTATTCAATCTTAAAGTTTCGTGGCGTATTCCTCGCTTAGTTGGCGTAATTTCTTTCAAATAACGCTCTACAACGTCAGCCAAGACGGTTTCTGGCTGTAATCCTTGTTCTTGTAGCTCTAATTTCTTTTCTTCTTCTAAAGCCCATTGAGTGGCTTCTGCCTTTGTTTTACAGGTTTTGGATTTTCTAATTCCGTTTTTATAAATCTCTACTCGCCATTTATCGCCACGTTTTCGCATTGTAGCCATATCTCACCTCACACTTTTAAATTGGCGTAATCGCACAAAATTTTGCGTAATTTTGGCGTAATCAATGACTAAAAATATATAAAAATAACTAAAAGTTGGCAATATTTGAGGCTTGAAATTTTAGTGGTGGATTATACTGATTGTGTGTAAGTTATTGATTTTTGAAGTGAATTTTAGGAAAAGAAAAAGCCAGTAGAAATTTACTGGCTTTGATAGGTGGTGCGACTAGCTGGACTCGAACCAGTGACCCCCACCATGTCAAGGTGG